AGGTTATCCTGTACAACCTGAATTGCTTCCGTAATATCTGCAAAACTATCAATAGAATAATCCGTGATAATGCCCTGCTGTTTATTCAATTTATTTGCATCCGAAAGCAAACGCTGCATCTCTTCTTTTGTACCACCATAGCCAAGCTTCAAGTTATCCAGCATCGTGTAATTCTGCTTGGCAAATCCCTGGTATGCATTCTGAATATCCTGCATATTAGTACCCATCTTATTCGCATTATCTGACATCGCTATCAAAGCATTATTGGACAGTTCTGCAGCTTTCGCTGTATCACCACCTACACTGGACAGCATCGATGCCGCAAAGCTGGTAGTTGTCTCCATGTAATCATTGGCAGACAGACCGCAGGTTCTAAATGCATTATTTGCATACTGGATCATCGTATCAGAAGATTCCTTAAATAAGGTTTCAATACCACCAATGCTCTGTTCTAATGCAGCTCCGGCTTCCACAGATGCTTTAATTCCTTCAACAACTTTTTTACCGATTTCAGCTGCCGCGATTATTTTCATCATCTTCTTGGCAAATGATACACCGGCATTTTCTCCGCCTTTTTTTCCGGCCTCATCCCCTGCGTTTTCAACTTCTTCGCCCAGTTCTTTCCCGATTTCACTTTTTATTCCTTTTGTGGTCGGAATAATCTGCACATAAGCCTTTGCCAGTTCAGTTCCCGCCAACTCTCTCACCTCCTGCCAGCTGTTCCCACATATCCTCGAATAGTTCCGGTGTTGAAAATGTAGCAATGTCCTGCGCCAGATCCGCTTGTAGCATTTCAAGGATCATTTTTGGACGGTTTCTGTTCTTTGCCCCATCTTTTGTTTTCGCCCATAAAAGCAAAGAAAGCTTATCCACTGCTGATGCAAGTAACATCGTTTCAAGCGGATAAGCCATTTTATTCATCTTTAACCATATCCTCGCATTTTCTCTCAGCCCGACTGCAAATGTCGCGATCACGGTAGCCGGATATGACCGATAATCATATATTCCGTAAGTTTCTGCCAGGTCACAGACTAATGCCGTCTCATCTGTTGCCAGCATATCTGCGAGGATAATCAGTTTTTTGATTTATTTTTTGATTCAAAAATCTCCATTACTTCTGCGAGCATCTTCTGGGCTGATACCCGCCCATTTTCACTGCGTACATGGTCCTTTAATGCATCTCTCTGTGCTGGTCCCAGGAGCATCGTTACCATCTTTGTGGTCTTTCCATAATCACCATCATCAATATCCTGAAGTGTTTCCAGAAGTTCATAATCATCCAGCACCTCATCCTGTAATGAAAATTCAAAACCAGAGCTTGTCTTTCCTGTAAACATATGCTACTCTCCCTTTTTCAAAATATACTCATAATGCGTATTTCCGGAAGCATCCGGAACAGCAGTAACCGTAGTTGTATATCCAATGGCTTCATCTGCTTTATAAGTGATCTCGCCAACTTCTGTAATTGTTCCGTTCGGAATAACGATACGTTTCAATGCATTGTCTTTTAAAACCATGTCAATGACCCATGCACCAGCTTCCGCTTCACTTCCATTTGCTTTGATGGTGATACCGGTTTCCAGGTCCCCCGTTACGTTGCTGTCTCCGTACACTGTTTTAAGTACATCAATATTTAATCCCTCAATCAATGTAAAACCAAATGTATCCGGTTTATCTGACTGATAGGTAATTACAGTATCACCACCCCAGGCTTTGATTACATCTGTTTTCGGTGAATTACTGTTTGATACACCATCTTCACTGATGTAGCCAAGAGAATGGAACGCTGCATTCAGAGCCGTGCTGGCATCTGTTGGCAACGCAGTTCCTACGGGTGCCCTCGCAATCGCTCCGCCTACTTTTGGTTTACTGGTTGATACTTTTGTTGTGTCTGACATGTCTGTCCTCCTTAAAAATGTACCAGGTCAAAAACTGCCTGATACCGATATTTTTTTGTTGCTGTATCTGTAAAATTGTAATCTGAATTCGAACTGCATTTGCAGACTTCCGTTTCATCCGCAATATCGTACATTGCTTGTTTCACAGCCTCATTTAATACAGCCGCCTGGTACAGGCTTTCTGCTGCCGACTGAATTGCCAAGGTCGAATAGCAGATATGATTTTCTTTCGAGCCACCAGTTTTTTCAATGATCACATAGCGCTCCGGCGGTTTTTCCGGAACTTCCATATATACCTTCTCTTTTACCCGCTGCTGCAGGTATTCCGAAACAATCGTTTCAATCATTTTCGCACCGCCTTCAAAAGCGTATTATTTTTCATATTATCCACACGGGCCGGAAAGCTGTCCGCATACACTTTCGCGACAATTCGTGTTGACTGTGTATAAGCGGCTGTCTCATATCCATCCCCGCACCGCTCTGCAATCTCCTCTGCATGGTTTCTGCAGATTTCGAGGATTTCCGGTGATTTTAGCAGCTGCTGACGGATAGCTGCCTGGTTCAATTCAATCATCACTTTCTGTGCCATAACATTCCACTCTCACTTTCTTGTTCCACCGAAGCGGGATCAGATGATCGAGCCCCTGAACCGGCATTCCGATTGTTTTCCATCGTCTTCCAAAGAACTCCACTTCACTGTTTTCCCACTCGTGGGTATCGCCTTTTGGAATTGCAAGCGTATATACTGCTTTTCGTCCGGTCAGATTCAATGTGTCCAGAATCTCCTGTTCTTGCGCCGGCGCAATCAGCACATCTGCGATTTCTTCTCCCTTTTTCTCATAGATCGGACGATTAAACGCATCCACACCAATCTGTTCTTTTTTGTACAGAACAACCGTTATTCCTCTCATGCCTCACTATCCTCCTAATCTTCTACAAAAGGACCAAAAAAAGCAATCCTGCTGCCACATCCCAGAATCTTTTTATCCAATTTTGTCAGATAAAGTTCTCCTGCAGATCCACTTCCAAGGCTCCATGTCTGAGAATATCCAAATCCTGATGCGGTTCCCTGGGACGCTCCAATTGGTATGTCTTCATCATTTCCACTGCATATTGTACGCACCACCATATTGCAAGATACGAGCTGTTTTGCCTCTTTTGATGCATTTTTCCCATATGTATCTACAATAATTGCTGCATCCTGTAATAAGGATTCGCACCATTCAATCTCATCAATAGATAATTTTCGTTTGCATCTTTTTTCGACATCATATACTGTCGCATACATAGACCTCACCTCATTTTTTCGCAGTTCCTGTGGTCGTTTTTCTGGTTGTTTTTTTTGGTGCAGTTTCCTCTTTATCCTGCTGTGCAAGTTCTTTTACAGGTTGAAAAAACATAGAGTCCAGCTCTTCACTGGACTCCACGATCATACCTGTCTGCTTATACAGATATTTCATCCTTTACTCTCCTGCTTTATCGATCTTGACAAATGCGTTCTGATCCATGATTCCGATTCCGTATACAATCTCTGCACGGATTGCAATCTGGTTGTTTCTCTGCAGATCTCCAAGTCCATCCGGATCTCCATACTCGATCAGATGTGCGCCGATTGATCTCTGAACTCCCCAACGGAATGCATCGAACTGGCCAACAATGCCAAGCAGATTGGTTGCTTTGCTAATCTCATTTTTTGCAGATACGGTGTCGGAAATTGCCGCGTTCATACCAAGGAAATTTGTCACATTCTGACCAAATCCGATTTCCGGATAGATTTTTCTTCCGGTTGTATCACGCATGGTAGACAGTCCAAAAGATAATGTCGGATCCATGGCAATGCCAGACGGAGTATATCCTGCGGAAATTACCATTCCTGCAGCCGCCTCAATTGCTTCATCATACTTACTTCCAGATAATGTTACCAGCTGAGTAGTATCGATCAGTCCCTCTTTTACAAGAGATGAAACTGTTCCTGTCAACGGATTGATCTTATGGATTCCAACCAGATCCAGCGCTCGTCCAAGTGCAATGCCTGCATTTGCTGCCAAATCCTGAAGAACGCCGATCTGAACATCCTCATCCGCCCACTGCACCTCCTGCGAGCATCTCATGGTTACCTGCAGCTTAAACGGATTGATTGTTTTTGCGCCATAAGTCGTCGGTGTCGGGGATTTCTGCGCTCCTTCTCCTACCAGTTCAGCTTTTGGTGGGGCGGTTAAAGTCCACACCTGCTGTTTTCCAAATTTCTGCGGTCTTGCCCCAGACAACTGCGCCAGAGTAGAACCTTTCTGTGCTTTTTCAAAAATCCCAGTAGAAACCTCCGCCGGAATTTCAAAATCTGATGTAATTAATGCTGCCATTATTATTTACCTCCAAATAATTGCTGTGCAAACGCTCTCATGCCATCATCCGCATGAGATTCGTTTGTATGTGATTTGTTGTTGCTTCTGGTTCCCGGGTAATTGGTCGGTTTTGCAAAATTCAGGATGGCCTTTGCCTGCTTTT